CTCGGTATTACAATTATCACAAACTTAAATAATTTCTTGAAAGAAATAAAAAATGACTGAAAAAACAAAAAAATGGTCTGACGAAGCTGTTGCACAATTAACTAACATGGTTGGCGGACAGTCACCTGTTACAGTTGACGCAGTTGAGCGTGCAGCCGAAACATTGGGTTTCACAACTCGCTCTGTTGCTTCTAAACTCCGTCAAATGGACTACGAAGTTGCTTCTATGGCTAAAGAAAAAACTAGCGCATTTACTCCTGACGAAAGCGCAGACTTGTCTGACTTCGTTGTAAATAACACTGGTTCTTTGACATACAAAGAAATCGCCGAAGCATTTGCTGGTGGCAAATTCTCTGCAAAACAAATCCAAGGTAAGCTTTTGGCGTTGGAATTGACAGGTTCTGTCAAGCCAGCTGAAAAAGTTGAAGTTGCCCGTACATACACTGAAGCTGAAGAGTCTAAGTTTATTGCTATGGCTGACGCAGGTAGCTTTATCGAAGATATCGCTAGTGCATTGAACAAGACAGTTGCTTCTGTCCGTGGCAAGGCTTTGAGTCTGACACGCAAAGGTCAAATTGCTAAGATTCCCGCACAGCGTGTTTCTCATGCAAAAGAGACAGTTGATCCTGTTACCGCTTTAGGTGATCGTATTACTGGCATGACTGTTGCTGACATTGCTAAAGCTGTTGACAAAACAGAACGTGGTCTTCGTACATTGTTGACACGTCGTGGCATCAAAGTTGCTGACTATGATGGTGCTGCTAAGAAAGCTAAAGCAGAAGCCAAAGCTGCTGCTTAATCTAGTTTTATAAACGATTGGTCGGGAGTTCTTAAAAAGCTCCCGACCTTTTTTACTTTAGCGAGTCGAAGATGAAGGTTACACTTACATACCATGACAACGACTCTTTTACAATAGAAGAAGTTGTCAAACAAGCCGTACACAACTACGGCAAAGCTGTAAAAATAGATATTATGCCTGAATCTACAATGGCATATGATCATATCTATTTTGGCTTGCAACAACTAATTACGCATGAACAGTTGAGTCTACTATACGACAAAGATACTGTTTATCAAAAAGATATTAAAAAATTAAGAGAGTCTGTTCTCTATAAAGTCACAGAAATTATTGACCAAGTTATTATTGATAACGAATCGAAAGTAGGGTAATCTTGGATACATCAGCAGTAGTCTTAAATAAATTGCTAACTGAGAAGAACCTAGATATCTGGGCTAAACTCAAATTAGTATTTCTGGACGCTGCATACTCTTCCTTGTACGGTGCTATAAATAAGTATTATGAAAAATACAGTGCCGTGCCGTCATTTGACGATCTCGAAATAACCTTAAGGGAGGGTCCAGCGTCGAAGACGTTAGCAACTCTCCGTTTAACCGAGGTTCCTGACGTTTCAGCTGAGGTTGCGCTAGATGCGCTAATCGATCAGTATACACAAAATGAAACGGTAAAATTATTAGACAAATTTGTAGACAAACTACCGCTTTACGACTCAAACGAAATAAAAGATAACTTAGCAAACATTGCATTAACAATCGAAGAAAAAACTCACACAAGTGAGAAAGTATTTACTATGGCGGACATGATGATGTTCCGTCATCCTGATGATCTGGAAAAAGAACGTGTTTACCTTGGGCTTAATAATACTTTTGATGCTGTACTTGGTGGTGTTGCTCGTCAAGAACTTATCCTCATCGGTGGAAAACGAGGATCTGGAAAATCTATTACTAGCAGCAATATTTTTGTTAATCAATACGAGTCTGGCAATAGCAGTATTTACTTCTCCATAGAGATGACTGCTCAAGAAACAATGGAACGCAATTTAGCTATTTTAACTAATGTGAACCTACAAAACTTAAAACAACACAAACTAACTGATGACGAAGTTCTCCGAGTAGTAAAAGCCCGAGCAGGAATGTTCCAAGATGCTGATTCTACTATCGGGGAATTTATGCGTCATCGTGACAGGTTTAAATTCGAAGAACACCTAGTACGAAACCATGTGCTTAAAGCAGACAATCAAATGATTATTGTTGATGATCGTGACTTGACCCTAAGTTCAATCGACTTGCACATTGGCAAAGCCAAAGCAAAGTTTGGTGATAAACTCAAAGTCGTTGTGGTCGACTACATTAATCAAATTGTACTAGAAGGCACAGATCAATACGACTGGAAACCGCAAATTGAAATATCAAAAAAGCTTAAAAACCTCGCTCGTAAATATGAGATCGTTATGGTATCTCCGTACCAAATCGACGCCACAGGTGAGGCGCGTTTCGCCAAGGGCATCTTGGATGCGGCAGATATCGCCCTTACGATGGAGGCACATGACAAAGAGACTAACGCGATCTCGTTTGAAACCACCAAGATTCGCGGCGGCAAGGAAATGGCATTTACGTGTCCGATTGACTGGGACACCTTACGCATTAGCCCACAGTCAGTGGATAAACCAGCCGCTAAGGAAGTTGTTAAAAAGGCTGGCAAGAAAGCACACTCTCAAGATTTAAAACAAGACGACACATCATCTGACTTACCATGGAATTAAAATGAGCGACCCAGTACTAGAACTAATCAATAAAAACAGTTTAGCATTTAGCGTGTCCGGCCGCGACTACCTTATTAAGTGCTTAAATCCAGATCACGAGGATTCCAATCCTAGTTTTCGTGTTGACAAAGTTACTGGTGTTGCTCATTGCTTTAGTTGTGGCTTTAAAACAAACTTATTTAAATATTATGGGGTTTTTACTAATCCCGTACCTATGAAGATTGCGGCACTCAAGGAAAAGTTAAATGAGCTAAAAACAAGCCACTTAGGATTAGAGTTACCTAACGGACATACTCCTTACCTAAAGCAGTTCCGTGGAGTGAGTCCACAAACACTAAAGTATTTTGGTGCGTTTTATACTAACACAGTAGAAAAACTTGTAGACAGAATTATATTTCCTGTTAAAGATATTACTGGTAAAATAGTAGTATTTGTAGGCAGGCACACACTCAGCAACGGAAATCCTCGATATATTAATTACCCTAGTGGTGTTAAGATGCCTGTATTTCCTGCACATCTTCCAAGCGGTTATCAATCAATGGTAATTGTAGAAGGCGTGTTTGATATGTTAAATCTTTATGATAAAGGTTTAGAAAACGTAGTATGTGCTTTTGGCACAAACACTTTACAAAATGACACAAAACAAAAATTATTGCCGTTTAAAGCACAAGGTATTACTCATATATATCTTTTATTTGACGGTGACGAGGCAGGCGATAAAGCTGCCAAAGCATTAAAACCATTAATCGAAGCTGAGAACTTTATTGTAGAGATTGTTAAATTGCCTGATGGTAGTGACCCAGGCGAACTCTCACAAGACGATGTAAATTCGATTGCAGAATATATAACCAAATAATAGCCAAATACGCTATAAGAAAGTATTAAATGAAAGTTGCATTAATTGATAAAGCCCCTAATCGTACAAAGTATAAAGAATACTTTAACTTTGACTTTGATCACTATCACATGAGTTCAGTTCCTATTACTAAACTACTGAAAAAAGACGTAGACTTAGAAATAAACTTAGAGCCTTATGATTATGTTATTCTTGTAGGTGCAGAAGCTGCCAAAGAATATGCTAAAATTACTTCAGTAACTAATATGGCGGGTCAATTAGTTGCAGATAAATTCATTGCTATTTCAAATCCTGCAATGTTGGCTTTTAAGCCAGAAGGTAAACCAGATTTTCAACGTGCTTGTGATCGTATTCATAAATACATGGAAGGCACGTTACGCCCAGCTACAGAAGGCGACTTTAAAGGCATTAACAACACTACTGAAGCCCGTGAATTTTTATTAGAAGTGCTTGCAAATGCCCAAGGCTATGTAGCACTAGATACTGAAACAACTGGACTGTATCCTCGTGATGGGTACGTGCTTGGCGTTTCCGTTAGTTATAAATCTAAGCATGGCCGTTATATACTATGCGATGCTATGGATGAAGAGTGCGTAGAGTTATTGCAGAAAATTTGCAGTACTTTTACCATCGTATTCCATAACATGAAATTTGACTATAAAATGTTAGCGTATCATTTAGCGCTTACATTTGATCGTAGTAAGGTGCATGACACTATGGTTATGCACTATGTATTAGATGAAACTGATTCGCACGGCTTAAAGTCGTTGGCTTTAAAGTATACGGACTATGGTGACTACGACTCAGAACTAGATGATTTTAAGAAAAGCTATTGCTCACAGAACGGCATATTACAAGATGATTTTACCTACGATCTTATTCCTTTTGATACTATTAGTCGTTATGCTAGTATTGATACTGCTGTAACATACGACTTATTTATGAAATTCTGGCCTATCGTCCAAAACAACGATAAATTGCGTTATGTATATGAAAAGATTTTGGTTCCTGGTACACTGTTCTTAATGGACATGGAAGAAGTAGGAATCCCTATTAGTCAAGAAAGAATGGCTGCTGCCAACCTGTATCTTGACGAAGAAATTGAGAAAGCTAAGCAGGTAGTGTATGGATTTGAAGAAGTTAAACGATTTGAGCAAGACACTGGCAAAATCTTTAATCCCAATAGCGTTATGCAGCTACGGGTTGTTCTTTTTGACTATCTTGGTTTATCCCCCACTGGAAAGAAAACTGCTACAGGTGCAATCTCAACAGATGCAGAGGTACTTGAACAGTTGTCAGAAGAGCACCCACTCCCTGCGGCGATTTTAAAGGTACGACAGCTTGGAAAAATCCAAAACACGTATATTTCAAAGATTCTACCAGAGCTTGACCGTGATGGTCGCATACGTACAAATTTTAATCTTATATTTACTACTAGCGGTAGGCTTAGTAGTTCTGGGAAGTTCAACGCTCAGCAAATACCTCGCGACAATCCTATTATCAAAGGTTGCATCAAAGCTCCAGAGGGTTTTAAGATCGTTTCGCAAGACTTGACCACAGCCGAGATGTATTACGCTGCTGTGCTGTCAGGTGACAAGAAATTGCAAGAAGTGTTCTCTAGCGGAGGCGACTTTCACTCAACAATTGCTAAAATGGTATTTGATTTGCCGTGCGATGTTGAAGATGTAAAGAAAAAATACGGCAGTATGCGTCAGAGTGCTAAAGCTATTTCATTCGGTATTTTGTATGGATCAGGTGCTAATAAAGTATCTCAGACTGTATCAAAAGCTACTGGTGAAGAGTATCCAGTAGATAGGGCTAGAGATGATATTAAATCGTATTTTAAGAAGTTTAGTAAACTTAAAAGCTGGTTGGATACACGTAAAAGCTTTATTGAACAAAATGGTTATACTTATAGCTATTTTGGTAGAAAACGTCGTCTTCCTAATGTATTTTCTAGTGACAAAGGTATTGCAGCTCACGAAGTACGTAGCGGCATTAATGCTGAAGTCCAGTCTCTTGCTAGTGACGTTAATTTGCTTGGTGCTATGGGCACTGCTAATGATATTATTAAAGCCAATATTGACGCTAAAATCTTTATGCTTGTACACGACTCGATTGTGGCACTGGTTAAAGAAGAGCACGTAGAACAGTATTGTGAAATCTTAAAACGTAACACACAGCAAGACTGGGGCTGTAGTATTCCTGGATTCCCTATTGGTGTAGATCAAGACATTGGCGAAGATTACAGTTTTGGCGTATGGGAGGAGTACTATGAAGCTGCAGGAGATCGTATTTCCCGTGTTCAGGCTGGGTGAAAAACAACCTGAACAAGATGGCGATATAGTATATTATAAATCAGAATATAGCGATAAGGATACTGCTGAACACACAACAAACTATAGGTTTGTAGACGATAAGTCCATCAATAAGCCAACTCTAGGCTTACGAAGACTCGCTTTGCAAGGCAAAGCAACGTTGTTTCCTATAAGTTCAGCAGTATACTTTCTTGTAGATATTATTAAGTTAGCAAAATCGACAACGTGGTTTATTGATAGCCACGGACAGGTTTTTCAACATAAAAAATCTAAGCGCGCCAAGCTGACAACAAAGAAGATTACTAAAGTGTTACCTGCGGATGGCATAGGGTGTGTATTAGAACTAGAAGGTGTGTCTCATAGATTTAAAACTATGATTCAGCCTGAAAGCTATCACCAATACGCAGGAGTTCTATATATGGATAACAGCTACCTATTTTACGGCTACTATGAATATCCTCAAAAAGATACGTGGAGATTAGTATAATGGCAAAAGCAGTTATATCAAACAGAATATACTTAGACAATCCAGGTGTAGAGCATACTAAACACATAATTAAATCTCTTACTTACAAAATTCACAAAGATACTGGGTCAAAGAAGTTTGCTAGTGTTGAAACAATTAAAAACTATAAGTCGTTAATCAAAGGTATTCTTTCTATTCCGCAAGGACGTAGTGATCTAATACCACAAGATTACGAAATTATAGATAAACGAGTTTTAGTTCCTGTTCCATTCCCTGTCCCTAAATTTGAGCTTTACGAAGATCAGCAAACAATCTATGACGAAGTCGCAGATACTTGCTTTATCAATGCTCTACCAGGTTGGGGCAAGACTTTTACAGCCCTACACCTTGCCCGCAAGTTTGGACAAAAAACATTAGTTATCACTCACACTGCAGCATTACGAGATCAGTGGGTTGAAGAAGTTGAAACTCTATTTGGTTGTAGTTGTGGTATTATTGGTGGTGGTGATTTAGATTACGAAGACCACTTTATTACAGTTGCAAACATACAGACACTTGTAAAGCATACCGCTGAGCTTGCAAAAGAATTTGGCACAGTTATACTAGATGAAGCGCATCACTGTCCTGCAACAACATTTGCAGCCACAGTAGATAGTTTTCACGCCAGATACCGAATAGCTCTTAGTGGTACAATGATACGAAAAGATGGTAAGCATATCTTATTTAAAGATTATTTTGGTACAACAGTGCTAAAGCCTCCTGCTTCTAATACTATACCGCCTACCATCCACATGGTTAAAAGTGGGATTACACTTAAACCAAATGCTACTTGGGTAGAAAAGATTACTGATCTTACTCAAGATGATAAATACAGACAATTTATTGCAGACATAGCTAAAATGCACATTGCTGAAGGGCATAGTGTTTTAGTTATTGCTGATCGAGTAGAATTCTTAGAAAAGGTAAAAGACTATGTTGGTGAAACGTGTTTGTTGGTTACTGGGGGAACCAGTTTTGAAGATAGACAACGAGCAAAAGAGCAAATCCTTGCCAAAGAAAAAATGTGCATTGCTGGAAGCAGGCAAATATTTTCAGAGGGAATTTCAATCAACATCCTTTCTTGCGTAATATTAGCAGTTCCTATGTCAAACGACAGTTTACTAGAACAGATTGCTGGTAGAATTATGCGAATGCATGAGGGGAAACTAGACCCAATCATAGTAGACATTCAATTTGCTGGATACGCTGACAAGAAGCAAAATACAGATAGGTTAGGGCTTTATCTCCGCAAAGGCTGGAAAGTGTTAGCGTAGATAAAATTTCACTTGTCAAATGGTATCTAAAATGGTATAATATTATTAAGTTTCAGTATATGACCCTTTTCTTCAACCTTGGATTACTTGAGTCCACAACACAATGCGACTCCGTAAAATTAGTTGAAATTTTAAGATTGCATTTTATTAGAAAATCTATTCCTAAAAACCAATACAGTAAAATCAAACCGATTTTTAACTTAAAGGGTAATAGTTTTCTAATAAACCCTGCTAGTTTATTTACTGATACCAGCACAGATATTGTACATAAAGCACAATACATAAGGTTAGCGGGGCGTAGAAATTACGCCATATATAAACATTACGGATATACATATCTAGACCTATCTTTTTATTCAGATATTGACCTAAACGCAATAAAATCAAATCCGCTACTAAAAATAACAGAAAACAAAATTCATTTCAAATACGAGGAAAATTAAAAATGGCACTTAGCTTTAAAAATACCAAAGGTAAAGCACAATCAAATAAAGTTGATTCTTACGAATACAAAGATGGCGAAAATACAGTCCGCTTAATTGGCGGAGTTCTTCCACGATATATTTATTGGCTGAAAGGCACTAATAACAAGGATATTCCAGTTGAATGTCTGGCATTTAGTCGTGAAAAAGAAAAGTTTGATAACATTGAAAAAGACCATGTTACTGAGTACTTTCCAGAAGCAAAATGCTCTTGGAGTTACTCTGTAAATTGTATCGACCCTAAGTCGCAAAAAGTTGTTGCTCTTAACTTGAAAAAGAAGTTGTTTGAGCAAATCGTTACAGCGGCTGAAGATTTAGGAGACCCTACTGACTATGATACAGGTTGGGATGTTGTATTCAAGCGTGTAAAGACAGGCCCCCTGCCTTTTAATGTTGAGTATACCCTACAAGTTTTACGTTGCAAAGCCCGCCCACTAAGCGCTGAAGAGCGTGCTATGGCTGATGCTGCTAAATCTATTGACGAGAAATTTGCTCGTCCTACGGAAGCAGATGTAAAAGCTTTGTTAGAAAAGATTACTAGCAATACTGAAGAAGATGGTGATACGCCTTCTTCTGAGCAAGAAGCAGTCAAAGAACTTGGTTAAAAAACTAAAGCCCGCTAAACTATTTGCTTAGCGGGCTTTTTATGCTACGAAAGTTACAGCATGGAACATATTAAACATGATAGGCTGTGTGAATTATTAGACTATTGCCCAGATACTGGAATATTTACTTGGAAAGTAGATAGAAAGAGGTTGGCTAAAGCCGGTACGCTTGCTGGTTCTACCAACGGTAAGGGCTATAGACAGATCAGTGTAGATGGAAAATTATATTTATCGCATAGATTAGCCTGGTTTTATTGCTTCCAAGAGTGGCCTACCAAAGTTATAGATCATATAAATGGTATAAAAGACGATAATAGATTAGATAACTTACAGGATGTTTCTCAGAATAAAAACGTCTCTAAAGCTAATAGGGATGTTGGTAAGTCTGGATATAAAAATGTAAGAAAAATATGTAACAGATACCAAGCAGCTATTAAAGTACAAGGTAAGACTATACATATAGGTATGTATGAGTCTGGAGAGTCTGCTTATGCTGCTGTTGAAAAATATAAGAAAGATAATAATATATGAAAGTATTGTTCTCGGCGGATATACATATCAAATTGGGTCAGAAAAACGTACCTATTGAGTGGGCAAAGAATAGGTTTAATATGCTCTGGC